CTTAGCATCGCGAGTCATGTTGTTGAGAATGGCTGCGCGAACTTGTCGTTCGTTGATCTCGTAGTCAGTGCCGTAAGTGGCATTGATCTCGAGAAGAATGTCACGGCATAGCCGCCATTGTCTGCCCAAGTATGGGGTAGATGACTCAAGAGAATCTTTGAAGCTAAGCTGCTTGTCTGACAAGTTTGTCTTAGAACAAATGTCATCGTAGGCTAGGCAGTTTTTGCACCAGTCTGCGATCAAGCGATTGGCTGCACCAGCAAAGCTGTACAACATGCCATTCGCCGGGCGAGCTGAGTTACCGCTTGCTGCGACATGGGTCGAAGTAAAGAACGGAACTAAGAATTCAATGCCTGATTCTTTCTCGGCAAGATAGTTCTCAATGTCGTCGTCATGCGGAACTTGTGAGGTAGCTGCAGTTTTGTAATACAACAAAGCTTTCTCAATGACGTCCTCGCGAGGGACAAGGTTGCCGTTGTCGTCAAGACGATATGTATCAAACAAGTAAGCTGGGTAATCAGCTGTGTGCACAAGTCGAGCGGCTGCGCCGTCGGGATCTGCATTGGTATCTTGAGTGTACATGTCGTGCGTTGTTTCTTTAGCATATACGACTTCTTTAGTTTCTACTTCTGATGGGTCAAAGTGTGTAGTTTTCATAGTTGTGTTTCCTGTAGTTGATTAAGTTTGTCTTCGGTTTTTTCGAGAATATCTGCAGGGTCTTGCGCTCCCTCTTCGTTATCCTCTGGCTGTCGCCATGCTTCTGACAGCATGAAGCCTGTCAAAAATTCTTTTCGTGATAGTACTTTTGGTGGTTCGTTCATATGCACCTCCTACAATGCATGGTTAGTAAACTGATGTTGGGAATATAACTGTGTACAAGCCTTGTTCATGAAGCGCTTCTTGCATATCAAGTGCTCTTGAGAAGGGCAGGTTGACTGCTAGATGTTGCGAAGGGTGCAAGATCTCTGTTGAATCTGGATGAATCTTACTGACGTCATCTACGATTCGTTTTATGTCACTAAGGCGTAGGTCTGCGAAGCACTCTTTTCGTGCTCCGCTGTTGTTTAAGTTTTTGATGGCGTCGATTCGAGCTTTAGTATCGTAACGGCCTTCTCTGTCGTCGAAGTATCCGTCTAGCCCTATAGCTGCGACGATCCAGTTGCGTCTTTGTTGATAGTCTTCGATTGTTGGTAGTTTCTTTATGTTCATGTTTTAGTCCTTTAGTTTATTAATAACTCTTACTTAGCCTATCGACATCTGCCGAAGGCAGTGTCGCTTACTGTCTAGTGGCACGCTGTGAGCAGCACACGGTAAATCCAGGAATAAAAAAAGATGATGGCCTGTCAGGACTCATCATCTTCAGTTGATACTGCTGTGATTGATGGCTTGTTATCTGGTGATAGTATTGTGGAGCCTGGGTCCTCCCGTTCCCAACGTTCCAGAGTGCGGTATGCATCCTCTTCGTGCATGTAGTCGGTGTTGCGAGACCATGGCTGTGGTATGAACATGTTGCAGTCCCAATCCCACTCAGTACATACTTGTCCTATGTAATAGCCAGCTGGTGTGTGCATGACGCAGTACGGAGATACTTCTAGTATCACGTCGGTTGCGTCAAAATCAGATATGACTATGTTGTTTTGAGCTGCTGAGATCCAAGCTTGGGTATTAGTATCGATCATTTTGTATACTCCTAATAAAGTTAAAGGTTAAAGGTCAAGTGCTTCGATGAAGTAGCGACCATTTTTACGGCGGACAGAGTTGATAGCGTCGTGATGGTCAAGTTCTGGACAGCACTGACGCATGTTGATGCTAAAGCGAAGGCTTTTCATACCTTCTACGCCACGGGCATCAAGGCTAGCTATCCAGTGTGGATTCATAACTTCATACCACGTTACGCCTACGTCGTGTCCACTAGTTGAGACGTTAGTAGCGATGACTGTGCGTGAAACTTTTTGAATGTTGTCCATGATGTACTCCTATTAAGTAAATTAATTAATAACAGACACCAGACATATCGCCAATTGCCGAAGGCAATGGCGCATCTTTTATCTTTTAGGATCTAGATGATAAGACGGACTGGTTTGTGGCACGCTGAAACGCACGCTGATAGGTTTATGCGAACTAAGGGCCGAAGCCCCTAGAATGGTATGTCTTCATCCCAATCTTCGCTGCCGCTAGGGATGAAATCGTAGGCGAGAATGTCGTCTTCTATAGCATCGAGGATGTTCTCAAATGTGCTGGTCTCTTCGCAAGTCAGCTCATCATTGTCTATCGCTCGGCGTATAGAAGCGGCTTCATCTATGAGCTCTTGAAGCTCAGTCGGTATTGTATCCATAAGCTATCCTTGCCCCTAGAATAGAGGCTGTTGTGGGTTATCGTACTCGACCAAGCGGCCAGGTTTATCCAAGGTCTGCATGGTAGTGATCATGTTGCGAGTGCCAGGTGAGCTGCCATCCCAGAATGCAACGAGTGCATCTGCGTGGCTGGCCATGCGGGCATTGCGCTCGTAGCCAGCGGACTTGCCGTATCTTGCCCAGTTAGCTGGGAAGAGATCGAGTTGACAGCCGCGCTCTTTGGCATAGCGTTCGCCAAGTTGATCAGCGCCGCGTGCTGTGCCGCTGACAATGTGGACAGTGGCTAGATCTTTGTTAGCTAAGAGATGATCAAGCTTGCGCTTAAGCAGATCGTAGTCATTGAAAGATCTTGAGCCTGCAACAATAAGTTTAAACATAAGATGTACTCCATAAAGTAATTAATAATGTTGAATTGACGTATCGACTGCGACGAAGGAGTCAGTCGGCAAAGGGATGGATAGCATCATCAGCCCAAGCAGCAGCTCGTACTAGCACATCGCCATGACATGGCTGGGGAGAGCAGTAACAGGCTAGTTGCTTGCCATGCAAATCCGCTAATCTATGCATAAGTTCATAGCCAGTTAGATCGTGCTTTAAACGATTCCAAAGATGGACTCTATACTTTGCGATAACGTCCTCGCGAGTGCCATCAGGCCCGATGCGATATGGGTTACCCCACTCGCTACCTCGGCCGATGTACACAGCATTAGGAACTTTATCTTTAACATGGACTACAGTAGCCATAAGCACCTCTTAAATAATTAATAACATTAAGTTGACTTACCGTCATTTGCCGAAGGCAATGGCGCTAGAAGTATGTAGCTATACCTAAGCCTTGCACTATGATCATTGCAAAGCCTAGACAGATTGTGAAAATTGCTAACGCCTCTGCGGCGTAAGACAGCAGCTTCTTAAGCATCCGTTGTCTGCGTCTGTAGCGTGCTGATACTGCATAGCGATTCTTATTCATGATCGTCTCCTCCAAAGTAGATTTCTATAAGAATGTAAAGAGCTAATGAACCAATGATAAAGCTTGTAGCCATGGTGATCTCCTAGTTTGTGCACCTTTGAGTGGGTCTGTGCACCATTTCGTGCACCATTCTGTGCACCATTTGGCAATCGTAAGTTGTTGATTGCCAGTTGTTAATTGTGTTTGTGCACCTTGTGCACCCTTTTTTTAAGTTAAGTTGTAATTTAGTAGTATTAATAAAATAAAGGTATATATATAAAGCATGTACGAAAAATGGTGCACATCGTGCACAAGGTGCACAGATGATTGCAAGTTGTTGATTGTCAACTGTTTATTTTCGTGCACCCAAGCAATTGCAAGGGTGCACAAGGGTGCACAGCCTAGTCTCGCTCGTTGAGCTGCTCTTGCTGGTACTGAGCCCAGTCAGGATCCAAGCGAGGGTTGGCGCGATATAGTTGGCGTTCGCGCTCTTCGGCCCGCTTAATCTTCTTGCGGAGCTCCCATTTGGCCAGTTGATTGATGGCAAACATGCCAACGGAGGCGATGACTACGCCAGCTAAGCCGAACATTAGGAAGAAGAGGGTGATGATTACTGCGTCGAAGATATAGTTAAGTTTAGACATGATGAACTCCTTGATTAAATAATAGACAATTGGTAAGTGATAGGTGACGACGGCCTAGTAATGACCGTCCATCTGCAACATGATGTCCGCATAGATGAGTGCGTTCATGTCGTGAACCAAGTCACCGATGGTATCCAGTTCGAAGACCACGAGTGCACCCACAACACCAGTGATGATGGCTGGATTGTTTGCGATTACTCGGATAGTAGATAGGATGCGTTGCTTAACAGATGCTTTAGTAATAGTAGGTAACATAAGATGTACTCCTGATTAAATAATAAACAATTGATAACATACATATGACATATCACGACGCCGAAGGCGGAGTGTTTTTTTGATACAAGGTTCCAGAGGGTAAATCTGCAAGAACAAGGTTCCAAAGCAAAAAAGGGTGCGGGGGTGTGTCTGTGGGTACAGGTAAAACAATGCGTGAGCGATTCAGATTACTTTTTCAAATTTTTTTTCTGCAAATTTTTTTACAGCGTGTATACTCTAGCGCATGTCAGATAAAAGGACGTGCGCAAAGTGTGGCGTTGAAAAAACGCTGGACGCGTTCAGAGCAAATGAAGGCAAGCGCACAATAAAAACATGTCAAGACTGTTTGGAACTGCGGAAACGCAGGCGCCACAGTAGTTCTCCCGCTGCATATTTAGCTAATCTAATAAACCAGTCCAAATACCACCGCAACAAACTACAAGAAATAGAATACAAACTAACTAGCGAAGACTTAGAAAAGATTTGGGAAGAGCAAGAAGGCAGGTGCGCTTTGTCAGGTGTCTATTTAACACACCACAGAGACGGCGATGGTGCAAAAGAGTTTAATGCGTCAATAGATCGCATAGATCCCAATGGCTCTTATACAAAAAACAACGTACAATTGGTGGCTTACCGTGTAAATTTCTTAAAACATACCCTTTCTGAGGATATGTTGTACTGGTGGGTCAAAAATATCCACGATTTCTCTTGTGACTAACACATAACTAGGCTAACATCCAATACTATTATGGAATTAGAATACGATATTAACTACTTCTTAGCTATAGAAGGTCTAGATGACGCAGTTATAGGCACTGCATCTAGCACATCAAGCGGCCAAGAGGTATTAGCGTACGATTTTGATCTAGCTGTAGAGATTCTACAAGCTCAAGACTGGTCTAAAGACGAAGTTGAGGCTTGGTTAGAGAACTCTATCCCTGATGCTGGCACTAATCAGCCAGTTTTTGTCTACAGAGATGCTAATGTTAGAGAGCAACTTAGAGAAAACAAGCGAGACAAGCGACTTCTCAACTGAAGCCGAGCTGTCCCACACAGAATTTCAGTCATTTATGCCCTACATGGGCCTAAATATTAACGAC